GCCCGCTGGTGCCGCGCAATACATCGCCCACGAAGTCAGCATAGCAAAGGACACGCCACGTTAGGACTGTGCCTTCTAGTGCCGTTTGTGTGGTGGTATCGACCGCCATTAGAACGCTTCCCGCAGTTCAAAGGAAAAGCCGTAAAACACGCCGGTTTCATAACTTTCGGATGGCTGTTCTGCAAAATACATTAGCGCATAAGGCCGCCGGAACTCGATTGCGGCGTTGTTAGCTGGGCTGACGCGAATAGGCGGCTCAAAGGAAATGGTGGCCGCTCCGGTTAGATCGCTTACAACGTCAGCGGTCAGGATCAAAAGCTGGTTATTGATTGTGATATGCTCGCCCGCGCTTAATACCGTATCGGATTGCGGCCAGCCTGCGGTGATAAGGCTGCGGCCCGTTTGCGCTGCACCATTAACATAAGCCGCGCCAAAAGTGCTCGTGCCGCCTTGCGAGACATATTCACGCGCCACGAAATCCAGCGCCAAAACCGCGCCGTCGGTAGGCAACGCAACATCTGGCTCCTGCGGCACGCCGTCGATTGGGAATTGTGCATCATTAGCGCCGCCGCGCATTTGGGCAATAAACGAGCGCCACGGGTTTGCGTTTGCCTTGCCCGCGATAACCGGCAACTGGTATGTGCACTCCCACCAACCGCGTCCGCTGGCCAGCGTTTGCCTTGCGCCCGTCCATCCGGAGATATTGGTTTGTGCAGGCATAACTAGCCGCCAATTGGTGCTTGCAGCCTGCGGTGTGGCGGGCAGTGTGATTGTCGCCATTATCTTGCCATCCCCGCCAGCCTTGGTCGCTGCAATGTTCTAACTGTTCTGCTTTGCGCCGCAGCAACGATATGCGGGGCAGCTTCAAGGATGCCGCGCTCAACTTCAGCCCGGACTGCGTTAGGGTCGGTTGAGCCTCTGGCGTCCACATTGATCGTCATTCCCCCCCCGCCGGTTAGTGCGCTATTGGGCGTAATCTTTCCGCCCGATGATGGCGAGAATAGTTCTGGCCCCTCTTCGCCAACCAAGAAGGTCTTGCCCGCTGACACAGGCCCGCCCGCTGCGCGCTTGCCGCCGAATAGACCGCCAAGAACCGAACCGAGAAAACCGCCCAAGCCCTTTTCACCAAACAGATTGGTTTCAAGGCTCCGCATTGCGGTGCGGATGCTTTCGTTTAGGACGTTCCCTAGAAGGTCGGAAAATACTTTCTTGAAACTTCCGCGCCCGGTTAGCACGTCAAAGATGCCGCCCATTAGACTATCGCCAACATATTCAGCAAATTCGACCATCTTTTCCTGCGCCTGATTAAGGGCGGGGGGAATTTTAAGAACGACTTCTTCTAGCTCGATCAGCTTTATTTTGGTTAGGTCGAAGATTGGCGCAACGCCGCCGATTTGCACGGCAGTGGAAATGTCCACTTCACCCCTAGCCTTGGCCCTTTCCTCTAGCAGGACAGACCGTCCGTCCGCCGCTTGCGCTGCTGAAATCAGGCCCGCATTTTCAAATTTATCAAGGCTTACAAGGTCGCTGTTAATGTCGCGCAATTGCGCCGCCAGCGGAAAAAGCTGATTCATCAATGACAGGGCATCGCTGGCCATATCGCGGAAGGCTTCTTTAACCTTCTTGGTTGCCTTTTCGGCAGGGTCCACCATGAGCTTTTCAAGGCGGTCCATATTCTGACCGATTTCATCAACCATGTCGGGTATGTAACTGTTACCGACTACGGCGTCGTAAAGCTGGAAGAACAGATCGGCAACAAACTTCAGCTTCTTGCGCACCCCGTCAAAGATCGCGCCTAGCTTATCGCCTAGCCATTCCTTAATCGCCGAGCCAAGCTTTTTCAGGACGTTCCAGACGCCCGTATACATCCCCAACCAAGCGCCGACCACCAGCTTCAGGCCGTCCCATATGAAATTGAAGACCGGCGAGACGTGCTTGTTCCAAAAGTCAGTCACCGCCTTAGCTATGCGGTCGATGATAGGCTTGATCTTGTCCCAGTTTTTCCACGCTAGGTATATAAGACCAATGGCAACGGCAAAAGCTGCAACCGCCGGATTAAGCAGAAGGCCAAGCAGAGAAGCTGTGAGTCCCCTTATGGCAAGCCCAGCCGCAGACGCCCCCGTGGCAGCAACGCCGCCTGCGGGTCCGATGCCCGCTAACCCCAAAGCAAACGCCTTGACGCCAAGCGTAAACGCCACCATGCCCTTGACCGCAGTCACCAGCGACCCGACAACGTAAACAACAGGCCCGATTGCAGCCAATACGCCAACCAGCCCGACAATCCACTTTTGGGTGTCGGGGTCTAGGTCTTGAAATTCTGTCAGCAGATCGCTTAGTTCGTCCGCCAGCCTTATGACAACGGGAACGATAAACTGCCCGATTTGAACGCCCACAGCCTCTAGCTGATTCCTCATTACCTGCGCTTGGGCTGCGGTTCCTCCTGCCTGCTTGTCAAACGCATCCCCAACAGCATCAGCGCCGCCGCGCATATCCTCCAACGTAGATTTGAACACCGCTGCCTGATTGCCGGTCAAACCTAGAACAGCGTTAAGCGCCTCGGTTGATCCGAACAGTTTAAGCATGGCGGCGTCATTCCCGCCTAGCTTTTCCTTGATAGCGGCAAACGCTTGGACCATGCCGCCGGATTTCCCGATCAATTCGGGGAACGTCTTGACGCCCAGCGAATCAAAGACCGCAGCGCTTTCCTTGGTTTCCCTAGTCAGTCCGGCAATTGCCGCCCTGATCTGCGTATGCGCCTGCGCCGCTGGGAGGCCGGTCGTTGTAAGTGCTGCGACCGATGCCAGATATTCATCTAAATTTATCCCGGCATTTGCCACCGTTCCGGCAACCGCGCCGAAGCCTTGCGCCAATCCGGAAATGGTGGTTTTACCGTTCTTGACGGTCTTGAAGATGTTGTCATAAACCTTGTCTGCATCTTCCCCTTCAAGCCCGAAAGCGTTTATGGAAGATGTGACAATATCGACGGCCTCGCTAGTAGAACCAAGTCCGGCAACGCCTAGCCTTGCGGACCTATCTAGAACCTCCATAGCATCGCCAGCGGAAATGCCCGCAGACCGCACATCGTAAAGGCTGGCCGTCAGGTCATCTATGGCAACAGGCAGTTCCTTGGACATTGCCAAGACCTCATCGCCCATTGCCTTTAGGCTTTCGGTATTCGTGTCGATCAAGGTTGATACGTTCGACATTGACTTTTCAAAGTCACTGAAGGATTTGACACTGGCCGCGCCCATCGCGACTATGGGCGCGGTCAGCCCAAGCGTTAGGTTTTTGCCGAGACTTTTCATCTTGGCACCAGTTTTCTTCATTTGGTTGGAAAACTTATTCATCTTGCGCGTTGCAAGATCAATGCCGTCCGTGAAGGCGGCGGTGTTCATCCCTAGATCAACCCGAAGGGAGCCGATGCCTGCACTAGCCATTTGGGGTATCCCCTTTCAATATAGACTTAAGCGAACGAACCGCGCCAAGCAGGGCTTCGGGGTCCATTGCCTTAGGGGTTTTTGACTTACCCAATAGCTTGTCGAGTGTCGGAAACTTCTTGGGGTCTGTAAGGGACAGCCTTGCGGTCATCCATGCCTGAGTCAACGCGCTTTCGTTTTGCCACTCTTTGGTTTTCCAGCAAGCGGTAAGCACGGCGTCGATAGTGCGCGGGGTTTGAACTCCGAAATCCGAGGCCAATTGCCCCGCCGCACACCATCGCCCTAAGACTTTTTCCCAACGCCAGTCTTGCTCGGGGCCTTCTTCACGTTTCCCACTTCTCCCGCGTCCGACTGGTCGGGGAACGCCATACCAACAGCCACCGACAAGGCTTCAACCGCCGCTTCGATTCCAACGTCTGAAATCAAGGTGCCAGTTTCCGCTAATGTGATGTCCGGATGGTTTTGCAAAAATGCAGTGTGGAAAATCTTGCGGATTACCCGCAGGCTGGGGTTTGATTCCAGCCCTTGGATAACCTGCAGGACTTCGTTCACGTCTTTGGCCTCGAAGGTTTCTTCAAGGTCGCAGAGTGTGTTGACGTTGAATGCTAGGGTATAGCCTCCAACTGTCGTTTTGCCGTCCAGCTTAGACATTAAACTGTCGCTGCCTGAGTGATTGCGCCGGTTGGTTTCAGTGTCAGGGTAGCGGTCTGGTCATTGTCAATTTCCAGATCGTTCACTGAATAGTCGGTTCCGAATGCGCTGAACGTAATGGTTTCTGTGCCGGAAGCTGCTTTAGCCACAAGAGAAATTGCAGTGCCAACATCAGCGTTGATTGCCGCGACGCAAGCATCATCAATTGTCGAACCCGCTGCGTATTTCATTGTCACCGAGATTTCACCCGCATCGCGCATACCGCGAATGAATTCGCGCCAGCGGTTAACTGAACCGTGGGTTGATACGTCAATGACTTCGCCGGTAAGCGAAGGAACGCCGATTGAAGTTACTTCCGTAAAGGCAACGCCGCCCACGGAGATAGTTGCGCCGAAAGACGACTGAGCCATAAAGCAATTCCCTATTTTTGTATGTTAGACGGGGGCAAACCAGACGTTAAAGTCTAGGCTTTGTCTGAAAACCTTGGTCCCGTTCCCAAGATCTTCTGTGTTCATCGCTCGTGATGCCACGAGGAATGATTCTTCAAAAACTATGCCGCCAATTGTTTCGGCGGTTTCCATTTCAGCAATCACCGCACGGGCAAGCAATTTCGCCGCGCCGTAGGTGTTGCCCCAACAGTCAATTTGGATGACCGGATTAGCTAGGCCGGTTGCGCCATCGTGCGCATAAATCTTGCCCGCCGTAATATCTTGCATCGTCAATGCGGGCAGCACTTCAGGACGCTCGACCCAATCAATCGCGGCGCGGCTGTTATGCGTTCCGACAAGGGCGGTGATGGTTGCATCATCGCGCAACCGTGCAAGAAGTGCCTCTTCCATATCAGCGCGCCGCCTTGTTGACTGATGACCATGCAAGTGAGCCGATGGTGTCGAGGGTTTTCATTTTCATTCCCTCCCATGCAGGGCGCATAAACGGATGCGCTGCCATCTTGAACGTCCCGAACTCTTGCACAACGCCTTGCACAAGACCGCTTGGGCCTATGTGCATTTCAAGGTCCGCGAATGAGCCTTTGGGGTTTTGCGAGCGCTGCGAGCGGTTGAGCTTTACGCCAACGTCAATGCTTTCCCGCAGCGCCCCATCGTCCACCGGGACCAGTGATCTAGCCCTTCTTGCTATAGGCTCGCCCGCTTCCTTTAGAACCTTCCTCATCTTGTTTTTTGCTGTCGACGCTTTCACCAGCGCCAACTTCTGTTCGATTTCCCGCATCCCCACCAGCTTGACTGTTGTTTTCATTTTCTACATTTCCGAGGGTTAGCTCTGCTTGTGGATTGGGGTTGTCGTAAACGTCACCGACTTGCTTTTCGTATGTGTCGCCGTGGCAGTTGCCGTGCGGTTTCAGGGTAATAACTTTCATGCTTCGGTCCTTCGTTTTGCTGTCAGGTCAACGCTGGCGCGTTCAAAAGGCGAGACATTCAAAATGTCCCATATATCGCCGTCGTAATTGATGCGGTCTGCCGTGGTGATGGCGTTTGCCGTTGCGCCTTCCTCCAGATAAAACGTAGCGGTTTGCTCCGCCCCTTCAATCGCTGTTGCCCGCCGTTCCGCGCCGGTTCCGTACATAATCTTTGCGTAGAATGTGCTATAGGTCGTCCAGCTTGCGGTGATTTCACCGAACGCGGTTTCGGTTGC